CAAGCTGCTGGCGAAACCTACGCATAAGGGGGAAAGACTATGGACGCAAATGCAGTCGGTCATGAGTACCCAGATGCTTTTGGTAATGTTCGTCTTGCCGTTCAGACAGCGGTTAGTCTGAATGCCACAGGTGACGTTACTACGCTGGTTGCTCAAGCCGCAACGAAGTACATTGTGCGTCGGATAGTTCTGTCCAACTTCAGTGGTAATGCAAGTGGTGCCAATGTGGGTGTCTTCACCGCCGCAAGCGGTGGAGGCACTGCCATTGCTGCGGATCAGGCTTTGAGTGCTGCAACTGGCACAACTAAGTTTGATGATCTGACGCTTGCATCGGCAGCAAACACTGACGTTCAAACTGCCCGCGTGCTTTATGTTAATTGTTCGGTCAATGCCGCAGTCACTTGCGACGTTGCCCTTTATGGAGATATTGTCTCGCTATGACTACGATCTTTGTTCGCAACAATGGTTCTGAACCTTTTTCCGACGGTCTTGATGGCATCATGTATAACTTTGAGCCGGGGAAAGAAGTAGAGATTCCTGAAATTGCAGCAAAGCATATCTTTGGTTATGGCGATGACAATAAAGAGCCTTATTTAGTTCGGCTTGGTTGGATGAAGATGAGTAACCAGTTCAACATGGCAATGGAACGACTGGGTACATTTTCCTTTTCTAAGGAATCGTCTTTGCCCAAACAAGAGCCAGCTAAGACAGTCCACTTGTCAGCCCCAGTGGTGGAACGAGTAGCCGCCCCAATGCCCAAGGCAAAGGGTGCGGCGAAAGTTGCAAATCTTAATGGTTAATCATGGCAGATACGTTGTCTGGGTACATTACGCAGACCCGACGTTTATTGCATGACGTTAATGCGAACTTCTGGACGGATGCAGAGCTAACGGATTACATAAACGATGGGCGAAACACCCTTGTCAGAGACAGCGGGTGCAATCGCGTCTTGCAAAACCATACGGTGCCATACAACGTCGAGACAATTAACTTCTCCGACCTGCCTGAAGGCAACAATACCGTCGATGTGCTAAACGTTATCCTGTACTGGGGTAACTCGCGCATTCCGTTAAGCTATTTTCCTTGGACAAACTTTAACGCGCAGTTGCGATACTGGCAAAACTTTACTGGTCGCCCAGTAGCGTTTTCCATGTACGGCCCGAAGAAGATTTTTATTGGCCCAAAACCTGATCAGGCTTACGAAATGGAGTTTGATACCGTGGTTTTGGTTGATCCAATGACCAATGGCGCTGACGTTGAAGTATTACCCACCCCATTTACTGAGGCAGTGCCGTTTTATGCTGCCTACATAGCAAAATACCAAGAGCAATCCTACGGCGAGGCTGAGATATTCAAGCAAGAATATACCAAGCATGTCATGGAAGCTCTGAACACTACATTTACACGCAGGCTGACAACACCTTACGTCGCGGGGTATTGATATGGCTGCGGCAGAGCAAAAGAAACAGTATGCCGTAGTCAAAGACTTCAAAGGGTTGAATACCAAAAACAACCGCACAGTCATTGATAATGGTGAGTTTAGCTGGCTAGAAAACATCCAGCCCGTTGGCTTTGGCAATCTAAAGATCGTTCCCGGCAATCAGCAGCTTGCCAATGTTGCATTTGCTGCCAATGTCAGTTTTATGGGTTCGGTCAACATCAACAACAATGAGTATGTGCTTGGCTTCCAAGACGATGGCTCGGCGCAGTATGTCAACATTACGACTGGCGCTCAAGGCAACATAGCGGCTGCTAATACGTTTTCCAATTCGGATGTGATGATTACGCAGTGGCGTAATGAACGCGCCCTAATCATTGATCCAGTCAAAGGCTACAAGACTTGGGATGGCGTAAATCTTTTGTCTATTGGCAGTATCAATACGGTAACTATCAATGATGGTGGTACTGGCTATCTAACCTCCAATACGACAGTCACCTTTGGCGCACCTAACGAAGCCAATGGCGTACAGGCAACAGGCACAGTTACCGTTGTTGCCAATGCAATATCTGAAGTGATCGTGACGGAACCCGGCACAGGCTATACGTCGCCGCCGACAGTAACGATTGTCGGTGCCGGAACCAATGCAAATGTGACTTGCACGATCTTGAATCAAAGCGGATCAGACATTGCTACGTTTTCGGGCCGCACTTGGATCGCCCAAGACCGGACGGTGTACTACACGGCAGCAGACACTTATAACGATTTTATCAATTTAACGGCTGGCTTTATTACTTTAAGTGATGCTACGTTAAGAACGGTAATTACCCGTATTTTGTCTGCCAACAACTTCTTGTATGTGTTTGGCGAAGACAGCATCAATGTTTTCTCGGATGTGCGGATTGACTCAACTACTGGCACATCACTGTTTACCAACACAAACGTATCGGCATCCGTTGGTTCGTCGTTAAAGCACGCCATCTTCCCATATTTCCGTTCGGTATTGTTTATGAACGAATACGGTGTGTACGCGCTGGTAGGTGCAACAACCACTAAAATTAGTGACCCGTTAGATGGTATTTTCCCACGGGTTAATTTTGACTTGGAAATTAGTGGTGGTCAGTGCCTAATCAATAACATTCTTTGCGCTGTCTTTAACTTTAAATTTAATGACGGTGGCACAGAGCGTTGGTTGCAAGCAGCATTCTTTGAGCGCAAGTGGTTCTTTACGAATCAGTTGGCTGATTGCTACTATGTTGTTCCAGCATTTAAAGATGGCTTTATCAATCTGTATGGCACCAGCGGTAAAAACTTGTATCAGTTCTATGAAGATGCGTTAAATCCGGTTGACATGATTTTGCAAACTGCTTTGTTGCCAATGGGTGATCCTATCCGTGACAAGCAAGCATTGAAGATTGGCATTGAAGCAACGCTAGGGTCTGAGCCGATTATCTTTGATGCGTATGTCGATTCAGAGTCGCAACAGTCGCCAGCCATTGAGTTCTCCAATGCAATTATTTGGTTAAATAACTTAGGCGCTCCGATTTCTTGGAGCAACAATTCCAGTTTGACTATTGGATGGGCGGCGGCAAACAGTGCTGGCAGTGGTTATTACCTGTACAAGAGAGATGCCAAGATGTTTGGTAAATATTTAGGCATTACGTTGGAGGGCAGCGTAACGCCATTTACGATTAACGGTTTTGAGTTTGAGCATGAATTGAGAGCGAGGTTCTAAATGCCATTACCTATTACGATACCCAATACGTTTGCAAACGCTACTGCAACGATTCCGCTGTCTCAGCTTGATAACAACTTCTCAACAGTAGCGGTGGCAGTCAACAGCATTGGCAATGGCGCATTTACGCTGGCTAATGCTCAGATTACTGGCGGCACCATCTCCAATGTGACACTGGACAATGTGTCGGTGGATGTCGAAACGCTATCGAATGTCACGATTACCAATCTGACGGTTAATGGCAATGCAACGCTGACCAATGCGGCGGTAACTGCCAACGTAGCAACCATTACAACGGCGAATACGACAGATGTGACGGCTTCTAACTCAGCGGTCATCGCAGTCAATACCAGTGGCAACGCACTTCGGATCACGCAGACCGGCACAGGCAATGCGCTGGTAGTTGAGGACAGTGCGAACCCAGACAGTACGCCGTTTGTGGTTAAAGCTGATGGTGGTGTGATTGTTGGCTACACAACTTCTGTTACAGGAACTGGCCCCGCAACAGCTACTTCTCCGCCGTTACAGGTTCATGGCATAACAAACAATACTTCCAGTCTTGGTCTATATAACTGGAGTAGTACAGGTTCGTTTGTCGATACACTTTCTTTTAATAGAAGTTTAAGTAATACAATAGGCACGTTTGGCGGCGCGGTTACTTCAGGTGTTGACCTTGGTGCGGTTTCATTTTCTGGTGACGATGGAACTTCATTTATTGAGGGCGCAAGAATTTTTGCCGAAGTAGATGGCACCCCCGGCACTAACGACATGCCCGGTCGTTTGGTGTTCAGCACGACTGCGGATGGCGCGAGTACGCCTACGGAGCGCATGCGTATCGACTCCTCCGGCAACGTGGGGATTGGGACAAGTTCGCCAAGTTATCCGCTTCATGTTCAGTTTTCCAGCGCGGTCGCTTATAGTTCTTCCGATATGTCTGCGGCTGGCATCACCGCGTTTTTATATAACTCGTCGGTCACAGACAGTACGGCGACCACTTTATATATGGGCGTAAACGGAACTAGCACTGACGCAGCGGCGGCCATAAGCACTGTTTACACCTCGGCTAGCAATGGTGCGTTAGCTTTTGGAACAAGAGGTGGCGGCAATGTTATTGAACGCGCCCGCATCGACTCCTCCGGGCGGTTGCTGGTAGGGTTGACCTCAACTAACACCGCATTTGGCGGGAAGCTGCAAGTCGAAGGTACATCAGACGCTGTTGCAAGTCTTGTACGTTATAGCTCTAGTGCTGGTGGTGCGCCTCAGATTTATTTGGCTCGTTCAAAGAGTGCAACTTTAGGGACAAACACTATTGTTGCTTCTGCGGATACCCTTGGAACGCTTGTTTTTTCTGGCGCAAACGGAACTGGGTATAGCGATGCCGCTTATATCCAAGGATTTGTAGATGGTACTCCCGGTGCTTCTGCCGACATGCCCGGTCGCTTGGTATTCAGCACATCTGCTGATGGTTCTGCTACCCCGACTGAGCGTATGCGTATCGACTCCAGCGGTAATTTGCTGGTGGGGAAAACGGCTGCAGACAACAGTACACAAGGGTTTAGGGTAGAAGGTAGCATTGGGTTTGCATCTTGTGTTCGTAGTAGTGGCCCCGGCTTAATGGTTAATCGTTTAACCGATGATGGTGAACTGGTTTTATTTTTTCAAGCGAATACACAAGAGGGTACGATCTCCGTCTCCGGCACAACCGTTTCTTACAACGGCGGTCACTTGTCGCGTTGGGCGCAGATGCTCACTAAGCCTGACCTGCTCAAAGGAACAGTCATGTCCAACCTTGACGAGATGAATGAATACTTTGATGCAGACGGCAATCCTGTTCCGAATGAACAGCTAAACAAGGTCAAGGTGTCCGACGTTGAGGGCGATGCAAATGTTGCTGGTGTGTTCGTGAATTGGACGCATGACGAAGCGCACGATGTTGACGAAATCAACATGGCGATGACGGGTGACATGATTATCCGCATTGCCCAAGGCGTGACTGTTGCCCGTGGTGACTTGCTCATGTCTGCTGGTGACGGTACTGCCAAGCCTCAAGGCGACGATATTGTGCGCTCTAAGACTATCGCAAAAGTCACATCCAACCACGTTACTTGCACATACGACGATGGTTCGTACTGTGTGCCTTGCGTACTAATGGCTTGTTAATAGGAGAAATAAATGAACATCACCTACACCATCGACAACCTCGACCGTCAAACATCTGATGGCCTAGTCACCACCGCACACTGGCGCGTGTCTGCCGTAGATGGCGAACACACTGCCGGTGCTTACGGCTCCGTCGGCTTTACCCGTGGCGATAGCTTCACGCCCTTTGAGGAGCTGACCGAGGCGCAGGTTATTGCTTGGGTCAAGGAGCAACTGGATGTGGCTGAGATTGAAGCCAATCTTGCTGGTCAGATTGCTGTATTGAAAGCGCCGAAGACAGCATCCGGTCTGCCTTGGTAATTAGGAGTAAGACATGGGAACACAAGCCTTTACGAAGCTAGGTAATACGGTTGCCTTTACTGCCAATGTCGCAGCGCCTACGCCCGTACAGGCTGTTTCTACGACCTTGGGTGGCAATCAGTACCGCATTATTAACGCTGGCTCTGTCACCGTGTTTCTAGGCTATGGTGCAACGGCTTCTGACGCATCCAACAATACGGCGATAGTAACAACGACTAGCCCGTCAATACCGTTACTGCCCGGTACGGATGAAATCCTGACGTTTGTGCCAAATGCTTACTTTACTGGCATTACAGCCAGTGGCAGCGCACAGGTTTACATTACGGCAGGTGATGGCCTCTAAGGACTAAGCCATGTTAAAGACCGTATCTTCATTTAGCAACATTATTGGCGCTCTTAATTACAAGGGGACATGGAATGCTTCGTCCAATATGCCAGCCCTTGCATCCGGTGTCGGTACTAAGGGTGATTATTATGTTGTGTCTGTTGCCGGTACAACTAATCTTGATGGCGTTGATTTTTGGGGCGTTGGGGATTGGGCAGTTTTTAACGGCACTACTTGGCAGCGTGTCGAAGGTGGCAGCGAGACTGATACGGATGTAGTTGTTTTCAATACGGCGGCTAATGTTACGCCAACTATTGCTGAATTGACATGGAACAATGACGATCAGTTTAAAACATTGTCATTCGGTATGGCAAATGGCGATATTCAGCGCATTGGTTTAGAACAGTATTTTAGGATTAAAGCATCGTCTGCCATTACCAAAGGTCAGGTAGTGATGTTTAGCGGCACTGTTGGCGCTTCTGGCGGCTTGCAAGGCGCTCCAGCGGCGGGATTGCAACCAGAACAAGCAAACTACATTCTAGGCATTGCCAAAGATACATTAAGCACCAATGATTGGGGCAATGTTCAGTTTTTTGGCGAAGTCAAAGGCATTAACACTACGGGTGGTGCAGAGAACTGGGTACAAGGCGATTTGCTGTATTACAACCCGCTGGTAACAGGTGGATTGACTAAAATTAAGCCTACGGCTCCCGCTGCAATCGCTACCGTAGCCGCTGTGGTGCATGTAAGTGCCAGCAATGGCATATTGTTTGTGCGCCCAACATACGGTTCAGTGCTTGGTGGCACAGATGGCAACGTTAATTTTAACAATCTTGCAACAAACAATTACATTGTTTACAACGGCACATCAAATGTTTGGACGAATCAACCGCCAGCCAACGTAGTTGCCGGAGTTAATCTGTCTGGCGGCGGATTGGTGATTGCCAATACGTCGGTGACCATTAACTTGGATGACAGCATTAGCTTATCCAATGTAACGGCAAACAATGTTGTTATTGAAACAACGCTTACAGCCAATCTGAATACGGCAAACACCGCTGCAATGACTGACCCGAGTATGATGTTGGCCCCTGAAGGTTACATAGAGGTCAGCATCAATGGAGCAACCAAGAAAATCCCTTACTACGGAGTCTAAAAGTGGAACCGCAATTCCTGATCAACATTCTTTTTGCTGCCGCCGGAGCCGCTTTTGGGTGGATACTCAACAGTATCTCTCGCTCAATCGTTCGGATAGAGGACAGAATTGCGGAAATGCCCATGATGTATGTCAACCGTGAGGATTACCGGGAAGACATCCACGACATCAAAGGCATGTTGGGCAAAATCTTTGATCGTTTAGAAACTAAGGCTGACAGATGAGCCTGAATATGGATGCGCTGGCTACCCCGATATTTGGGGAGCCAGATAGCCTCCGTGACTTTCTCTTTGAAAATGGCATACAGCATCAAGTCTTTTGGGAAAGACTGACTGACGCTGGCTTTTACGTTCCACGCTACCCCATCACTGATGCTGATCCGCAGGACTTGGATGATTGGCTACTAATCCATCAACAAGAACACCAACGCTACGCATCAATTCTTAACCTTAACGACCCCTTTAATCTGCTAGACTTGGATTTCAACCAAGAGGATGACTTTTACGATTGGGTAAATAGTCATTTGTTAATTCATGAGCAGATAGCACGTACACTGGGGGTGACATGATTTCTGATGAGGATTTTTACCGTTTATTTAATGCGGCTGCTGCTGCTGCCAAGCCTTATGGAAAACCAGCAATTCCAGCTACTAGCATGGAAGATCGGTTTGAGAACCTTGAGATAGATAGTCTGGATGGCTTGATTATGGGCATGTATCTTTGCGATGCTTTTGCCGTGTCTGAGGCCGAAGGAAAAGACATGAAGCCTGAAACGGTAGGTGACATGCGAGATTTTCTAGTAAAACACGCAAGAGTTAGTAAAATTGATATAGAAAAAGCCATTGAGGTGATGAAATGAGTCTGTTTCTTACCTTTGGTCATACTGTATCTACAACTCAAACGACCTTGATGGAAGACATTGTGCATCCACAACGGACGCACTTCATTCCTGAAAGCTATCAAGGCACCAAGCACGGCTACAAATACGCACCGCATAACCTTGCCAACATGGTCTTGGCACCCGCCACGTTGGAGTGGCTGCGACAAAACCCGGCACTGGGCAAAACTGCATTTATCTTGGCTTCTGGCAACAGTCACTTTGCTGGCATCAATCCAAGAGACAATCAAACGAATACGCAACTGCACTACATCTACAAGTTTTTGCCTTTTTCCTTAACGCAAGTAATGGCTGGCAGACTAGCAAACCAGATATGTGAGCCAGATTACATTGCTACCGACGCTACCGCTTGCGCGTCCAGCTTAAAAACGCTTATGGACTGCATCATGCTGGAAGCCTTTGGCTATACCCGTTTTATTATCCTAACCGTTGAGGATGCCGTCTCTAACTCCGTATTAGAGTTCTTTGGCGATTCTAAAGCTAGCCTGACACTAAAGGAAGAAGGCGACGGAAACGTGCTGCCCAGTGCGTTTGATCGTAAAAATGGGGGGTTTTACGTCGGGCAAGGCGCTGCTTTTGCCGTCTTGCAATCTGAAGGCGAGGTGAACTTCTACAACCTAAAGCCTAAAGCCAGATTGGTCAGCGCTTACCATGCTGCCGAAAAGCATACAAACGCCATTGGTCAACGAGAAGATGGTCAGGGCTACATCAAGGCTATTGAAGGTGCCATATTGTACGGCGATGTCCATGCTGATGATATTTCCATAGTAAAAACACATGGCACCGGTACCGAGTCAAACAATGAGTCAGAGGCAATGGCGCTTTACAAGACATTAAATAACTTTATAGCAACATCATTTAAACCAAAAATAGGTCACACAATGGGCGCTTCGGGCTTGCTTGAAACGCTACTTTTGCTTGACAATCTAGTTTATGGTGTTGTACCTGCTATCCCTAACCGCACGGAAAAGGACGATGTTTTTCTGTCGCAGGATTGTGAGGTACCCGATGGTTTAATAATGAGTCTCGCGGCAGGTATGGGCAATGTTTATACCGCTGCGATCTTTGATCCCGTGAGGTAAAAATGGCGAAGATGGTGGACAGCCGAGAGCAAGAGTTGAGTGCAGAGGACATTGTTGCCATTGCAGCCATGAACACTGATGCTGGCGTTGATCGCAGTAAAGCGATTCAGATGATCAATGCCGAACTCAAAATGGATGATACCTTGTTCATACGTCAAGGTAACACACTTTTTATTCTTCACAAGTCGGCACCAAGAATCGGTTGGTTCCGCGCTTTGAATGCTGACACTGCTGCAAACTTCTTGCAAAACGGTATTGAGTTTATCAAGGCTGCTTACAAAATGGGTTTTGATACGGTAGCTTCTACTTTCAACGATCCGGCAATTATTGCTGTTTTCCGCTACATCTCAAATAACCCGCCCAATCCTGAAATGGGATACGAACTTGAAGAAATGGATGATGGTTCGTTTATGGCGACTGTAAAAACGGGGCCATCTCGCGGAGGTGAAGCATGAGCGCTGTTGTCGAGTTTGTTCAAGATGTTGGCAAAGCCGTTGGCAATGTAGTTGAGGCAGTTGGCGATGCCGTTGAAAAGGTCGGTGAGGTTATTGTTGATACCGTCAAATACGTTGCCGAAAACCCCGAGATTATTGTTATAGCGGTTGCCGCGCCCTATGCCATAGCTGCTGCTGGCGCTGCCGTAGGCGCTTCTGCGGCAACAATTTCATTGGTAACACAACCAATTACTGCGGCTGCTATTAGCGCATCCCAAGGCGGTGATCTTGAAGACATTGGTAAGGCAGCATTAGGCGCTTACATTGCCCCAAGCATTGCTCGCCCCGTAGCTGCTGCAACAGGTAGTGCGATTGGTACAGGTTCGGCGGCACAAGTTGCTTTGGCAAATGCCGTGGGTGGCGCTGTTGGTTCTGCTGCGGGTGCTGCGGCAGTAGGTACTGATATTGGTGAGGCAGCATTGTTAGGTGCTGCTGGTTCTGCTGGCGCATCGTTGGCACGTTCTGGCGCTGCTGAGTTAGGCATTGATGAAACAGGCAAAGCGGCAGGCTTTACCGCAGACATTGGCGAAGCTATTGCTAGAGGCTCAATAACTGGAGACATTGGTGGCGAGCTTGTTGGTGCTGGTATTGGCGCTCTAGCAGGTGAGGGACAGCAAGCATTGCGCGAGCTAACCACTCCGACCATTAAAAATGCAACCGCTTATTACCCGCCTATTTCCCCTGAAATGGCTGCATTAACTGGATCAACCATTGATGGCTCACCAGTTACCGACGTTCCTTTAGTTGAAGGGTCACCAAAATCAGCGCTAATGTTTCCTGAAGGCGACATGGTTGTTTCTTCCAACGCAAAAACAGGAAGTATTTACACTGTTAAAAACGAGCAAGGAGAAACATTCCAAGCGCGTGACGTAACTTATCAGGATGGCACGGTTAAACGA